TCCACGATAGAATCTCCCACTCCGACGTCTTCCAACCAAAGCATATAATTAAAAAGATAACACCTTGATACACCGTGCGCCGCCGCAAGCGCACCTAAAATCTATCCGCGCGCAACACTGAAAAGCGAAATGCGCGCTAACTCCTAAACTAAAGCCACTTTCCTATTATAGAACTCTTTTGGCAAACACGTACGGGATGGCGGATTGACCACGAGGATCAGTTGTTTTCCCTGTGCGTGGCGTCCCATTTCCGGAAGCGTCAGCAGTTGGGTCCAGAACGTTGACACTACTTTGTCCGACCTGTGATGTTCCTGAGCCGGAATAGTTATCCAAATGAATTAAATTTGCGGAGATACCGTCGCTCGCATGTCTATGACCTTGAAATCTATCCCTTCTTCTTAATCCACCGATCCAATTCGAATCCGAATCCATAACGGCCACAAAGCTACGTCCTTGCATTGCGAAGTGACGAACTTGATTTGTGATCGTATTTCCAGGAGTTATATCCGGGAGCCGGTGTTTGTAAAAACGAATTTTAACCCCGGAGAGCGACCCGCTTGAATTCGCGGCGGCACATGTAAAACTGATTGTTCTACTTCCGGAAGAAAGCGCAGAAATCGCGAGTGTGGCGTTCGCGGGAACTGCACCGATCGCCTGTTGAAGAGTTCCTGTCATCCAATTCGTAAAGGAACCATGAACAAGATTATCCTCAACAAGAGCATCGATCATTTTTTGACATGCTGGCGTATTTGCGAATGTCACAGTTAGAACATTACTCGAAATTGTGTAGCTGATTGCATCGAAGTCGATCACATTTGTTCCAAGAGGATCGTATCGAAATGGTTTACTCAGCCAATACGAAACCAGATCCGGCATTCCTCCCGCGCCGCTCGCGTTGATCAGTTGATCCGGGGAAGCTAAACAGAATGCAGGAAAATCCACAGACGCGGAACGAATATCATCCATCCAAAACATTTCACCGACAAATTTCCTTTCCTGTTTGAATGTTACATCAAGGAAGTTTTTGAAGAAAAGATAAACTTGATTGATCCCTTTCACAAACTTTAACGGATTATTCACATCCGGATTGATTCCTGCGATAATATCGGAATGAAGATCCGTCACTACTCCGGTTTTCACGCTCACCGCTTGTTTTGACTCTGTAACTTCACCGTCTTTAATACGATTTCCTTTAAGACCACGCCAAACACGCAGGTCATTTCCAAGGGATACGGCTCCGGAACCGTTTGTAGTGATGATGCGAAGAGGAATATCTCCAGCAACGAGAGATCCCTGCCGACAAATAAACTCGTAGGAATCGTCACGCCAAACAATTGGACCATCGGAAGGAAGGTTTGATGGACTGTCGTAAGAAGTCTCCTGAAACTTATGACGGACGACAAGAGTTACGGTCACGTTATTCGGTGTGAGAATGTTTGCGGTGGGGGGAACACAAACTCGCTTTCCATTTTCATCGTAAGCGATCAAAGTATCGGTCAGATCTACGTGATTCGCTCCGGTTCCGACAACGATTGTTCCTCCGGAGTCGATACCCGCACCCCAAGCATCCATGTCGCGTTTAATGACTGCATTCGATTTCGATTCTTGTTCGTGAATCCAGTCTTCCGGAAAGACTCGTTTCCCGACTGTCGGAAACGTTATACCTGCAAGATTATCCATTTGTCACCTCGTCATAAGAAGGAAATGCGATTTGGATCGCTTCGATTTCAGTATAGAGAACTGAAACATTCGTTTTAGTGTTGTTCTCAATCTGGGAAATCAGATCCTTTTTGATTCGCTTACAGGTGCCGCTAAAGAGTTCGTATTTTGCGGCCTTCACTTGAACGGAAGATGCAAGTTCCGAAATGTCATCGTCGGAATTTGATTTTGATTCACTTGCAAGGGCTTGAAGTTTTGATTTGATCGAACCTCTATCAGCCGGTAAAGTTTCGATCCAAAGATTCGCTTGTTCCCGTAACACCGGCCACGAAATCGGTTCATGTTTCGGATAACGCGTAAGGACGGTTTCAAGTGCCTCGTCGAATTTTAAATTGATTAGATTGATTTTTTGAGCTTTGTAGTTTGAGATCGTGAGGAAACCACATTGCAAAAGTTCTAATGTAGTTTTTGGAATCAGTTGATCGTTTTCGATTTTTTGATCCGGTGGAACGTTGAATAAACCTCGATTAGCTTTTTCAGAGAGAGAGAATTCTTTAAGAAAGCCTCCTTCGAATTTGAATCCTTCCGGAGGAAAAATCGTTCCGCGATGAAGACGTTTTTGTCTTTCCTCAGATTTTCCACGGTTAAATAATTCAATCTCAAGATTGATTGAATCGACGCGATCAACAGGAAATTCTTCCTGAGAATCGATTGAGTAGACGAATATCTTTTCCATTTTGCTCCTCGGCGGAGCAATTAAGTATTGGCGCGTTATGCGCTCTATTTCTATCTAATAAATTGCGAACTCGCGAATCTTTTCGGATCTGCGAGATTGAAACTTTCCGGTCAGAGTTCCACCCATAACGAACGGATCAAACTCTCCTTGATCTTCCCAAAGTTCGGGAACATTTCCACCCACGTTTACCGCGTCCAATGCTTTACTCAAGCCATTTCTATCAAACGAATCGGAAAGTTTCGGAAAGAGAAAACGATAACGATGCAAGATGTATTTTCGAGGGAGCATTTTAAGATCCACTTCGAAACCCATTCTAAAACCAGATTTTCCTTCCTCAGAGGTATAGATTTTAACGTAAGAGATTTGATCAACGGGAAGATCGGTCGCGTATTGAATCACTTGACGTTTCGTTGCAACGGTCGGAACTGAAAGTTTGAAAAGTTTTGCGAGAAGAAGTCGAGTTCGATACGAATCATCCGATTCACCGGGAAGTTTTTCGATTTTGTACCGCACTCCCCAAAGAACGAGTCCAGTCGTGTCAGACGTTTCCAGCCACATTTGACGATACAACCAACTTAAACGAGAAGCGCGGTCCGTGAGAATTTTTAAGAGCGAATTTAAAGCCTTATACCAAAACGATTCCGTTCCTTTCTTTCGGATTGAAGAACGCTGATTTTTCCAAACCGTCGAATCAAAATCGAATTGGACGAAATCAGACATACACCGTTCCTACGACTTGAAATCCAGGACCGGGACTTGCCAAAGCACCGGCAGCAACGTCAACATTTCCAAGAGGATTGAATTCAACATCAATACAATTTGGAAGAGCTTGATACAGGCTTTTTAGTTGAGCATCTACGAAATCTTGTCCTTCCGAAAGAGAAAGAAAGTATTCATCCTTGATCTGATCGAGAACAGATTGACTCGGGATGCGATCGGCAGAAGAAAATTTCACTGTTACAGTTTTGTTTATAACCGCTTCATTTATGTTTTCGGCGGAGAGATGAGCCACTCCGCCCGGATCATTTTCCTCAGAACTGAAATGATCCTGAACTTGAGTCAGTTGAGCGGATGTCAAAGAACCGACGGAACCTTGGAGGAGAATTTTCACTTCTCCATCTTTTCCAAGTGCTTTCGCACTTTTGAAAATTGCTCGTTTAACAAACGCAAAACTTTCCGCTTCGCTTTTATACCAAGCCGGAGTCCATTTCGAGGAAACACCTTCGGCGGTTTGAAGCCGAGAACGAACGGATGTTCGTGTTTCGCGGTATTGACCCTGTTGAATTGGATCGACTTCAAGATTCGAGATATAATCGATTCCCTCCGGCGGACTTTCCAAAATCGAAATCGAACCCGGAACGACGTTTCCGGCGGGACCCTCTATAAGACACTGAACGCGAGCTTCTATCGTATATTTACCTTGTGCGTCAGCGGATATTCCGGCGGGAAGAGTAAGGGAATCTATAAGAAAGAAACGGATCTTTTGTTCTTCATTTCCGGAAGTAGAAACAACGAGGCTTTGAGGAATTTCACGATCGATGATCGGCTGAGTGGAAGAACCGATTCTTACTTTGATAATTGCGGGAAGAGCTGGTTTCCATTTCATTCCGCGGCGAATCAAATGTTCGTGAAGTGCGTCATCCTCCGCAGTGTGAGGATGGATCGCCTTCTGAATTGAAACGAGGTCGGTATCTATAAAGGAAAAGACAGCATTGGAAAGTGCGCGGATCAGCGTGAACGTTTTTGATGTCGGGCTGAATGAGTGGTTCTTAAAAACTCCGGAGGCTTTGATACTTTGGAGATGATCAGCAAGAACCTGATCCTTAGTTACGTTTAAATTCAAGGACCAACTCCCGGAAAGGATTCCACGAACTGAATTGTAAACTCACCGAAAGAAGGATCGATTTGGATACGGAGATCCGGATTCGAAGTAACCATTTGCCATTCTCCACAACGATTCGGGACGGTCGTTACCGCCTGCACTCTCAGATCGGGAATGGAATTTACAGAACGAACGCGAAGATCCGGATTTGCAGAAACGAGCATGATTCTTCCGTACAACTTGTGACCTTTATACGTGCAGTCGTTGGAAACCGAACTCTCCGAAAAGAGTAAAGTCGGAATCAAGAGTAGAATCAAAAACCATCCTTTCATCGTTTACCTCATTACAAAACTCTGAACCGTTTCTCCGGTTTTGAGTTTAAAACTTACAACAAGTCCATTCTCAGAATTTAGACCCACATCAATTGAATTGGTGTCAATCATCGGGTGCAAATTCAGAATTCTTTCTGCATCACGGATTCTGGCCGCTTGATCCATAAACTCTGTGGAGTTCATCGCGACACGCTGGCGGCTATAAATCTCAGGATAATCGAGATCATCCGCAACCGTCATTTCAAACATTTCCCGAACTTCGGAAAGAACGATCCGTACAGGAATCGAATCGATTTGAAGGTCGTCATTCGAAGGATCTAAAACAAGATCCCCGAAAGAGAGCGGATCATTTGCGAAATCGATCATTAGGTTCCACCTTTCGGTTTGCTCGTCACCGCAGGTCCGACTGGCGTATCCACATAATCGGTCAAGTGCGTAGAAAGTCCCACTGAATTCGGTGCTTCTGCGAACGCGGTAACTTCCATCTTCGCGTCCACTTTACCGCTCGTCTTAAAGTTTCCCGTTTGTTCCACGTCACCTATGATCTTGAGAGTTTTCCCATTCAAATCAAGCGAAAATCCTGTTGGAGTGATAGAAACCTTGATTAGATTATTGAAATTTACGAATACTTGATCTTTCGAAATATCTACTTCAACGGTATCCGCAATCTTTGTTTTCACTTCATCGATCTTTTCAAAGGCAAATGCAGTGTATCTTTCTGCCTTATTGTTTCGCGCAACGAGAAGACATTTTGAACCTTCTCGCGGAATCACCGGGTCAATCCACGTAACGTCGTTTCGAATATCGGATCCGACTTTGATCTTGAGAGTCTTATTCACCTTGTCCACTGAATCCACAATTCCGGATTCCGGCCAGAAAACGGGAAAGCCAAGTGTCCATGCTTTTACGATCAACTCGATGAGAGACGGTTTTGTCATGCTTGCGGTCCTGTATAATCGTTTCGAAACTTTGATTCATTCTTTGGCGGTTTCGAACCGGATTTTTTTGGCGGTTCAAAAAAGAAGCCGGGCCAAATCTCTTGACGGTATCCATTGATTCCGAAAGTTTTCACGACCTTTTCTACGAAAGATTTCGCAGTGCGCGAAGGTGTTTCCGGATCTATCACATGAATCACTTGTGAGTGAGTTACCGAAGGGTAGCCGAACGTTACAAACTTTCCATTGTAACCGGAACCGCAGTGTTCCATATAAAGTTCTTTCGCTCTCTTTACCGAGTCCGCAGTGTTCAACCCATCGACTTCGAAGAATCTTTCAGATCCGTTCCCATACGATCCTTTATATGTCGTTCCGGTTTTCGGATCTTCGCCTCGGACCGTGATTTTTATGTCTTTCTTTTCTCGTGCTATAAGTTCATCTTGAATGATGTTGAACCCAACTCGAAACGTAGGGAAACTTCCGGATGGGTCGGGCGATCCGGAAGCGGATGCTGTTTGAGTTTTCTGAATCTTTTTGTTCTTTGTTTTTTCGAAGAGGTTTGGATGGACGAACGCTTTTTGAACAACCAATTTCCAATCGTGAAAAAAGACATCCACGCCGATTTTCTCCTTCAATCTTGCTAAGGCGTATCTTGCTGATTTCCCAGCACATTCAATGCTTATAATAGATTGAATATCCGAATCACGGATTAAAAGCGAAACGTCACTTTTAATCTGCGGATGAATACAATCATTTAGAAATACTGGAAGAGGCGTATTGTAGTAATTTCTTGTCATCATTTTGCGTTGGCAAAAAAAGAAAGGATCGACACATTTGATTTCCAACGGAACGTTTTCGCTTACTTCTAAAACGTAACCACAGAATTCGGGAAATAATCCATATTGTTTGTAACCTGCCTTCCACTCAACCTTTGCAAATTTCTGAATTGAATCCTTTTTCAAATTCTTATATTTAGGAAGTTTAATATTCAGAACATCTGTCGGGATTTCCCTTGAGGATTCCAAAACAATTTCATTGACAATCGGGAATTTGATTCCTCCGATATTCAATTCTTGCTCTAACACAAGCATTATTTCATTCTCCGATTTGCATTTACTAAATCCGATTTTGTGATCAGAGCGGGGATGAATAATGTCGAACCTATGTTTTCGTAAGGTTGAAGGTTATCATTCGCCTCTCGAATCCTTCCCGAAAAATGTTCCGTCCCGTAATAAAGAAGGCTCAACGATTCGTAAGTGTCGCCATCAATGATGATATGATTTACATCGTCCGTTCTCGGAATGGGAATTTCTATTAGAACTCCGACTGGAAGAAGATGGATATTTTCGAGATGCCGATTTGTATCAAAGATCAATCTCCAAATTTCCCACCTACCGTAAAATTTGGTCGCAAGTCTTTGTAATGTGTCATTTGATTTAAGAACGTAAAAGGAACTCATAACGAAGACTCCACGATCCCACTTTTGGTCTCTAAAGATGCTTGATCCAGATCTAAGTCGTTGTCGCTTAGGAATACGAACGTAATCGGTTGGCTATATTGGATGATCGCATTGGAAAGCTGAATCGATTTGCAAACTACATTCTTTATTCCTAATGCGTTTAACAAAGAGTGTGTAAGCCCGATTGACTCCATGTTTTCCCAGATCCTTTTGATCTCTTTGATTTGCTGGATCATAGTTTTGATTAGAGGATTCGAGGGTGCGGCGAGGAAACCCGCTCCATACACTGCGGCAAGGAGAGAAAATTCGATCGTGATCGTCCAATCGTCTTGACCAGTAAGCTCTTTCACGGTTCCGGAGCCTCCTGGAATCGCAGTAAGAACAATCCGTTTTTCTTTCCTTAATGTAATCTTAGTTCCGGAAGGAAATTCAAAATCGGAAAGGACACCTGGACTGATTACGAGACGATCGGTGTCACCTGTGATAATCTCCGGGGGAATGTAACCAGCGGATGCGATGGGTGGAGTGATACCTCCAATCATGCAGGAACCTCGTCATATCGATCCAGTTCTTCAAAAAGGGCATCAGCAAGAATTTCTCCGATTTGTCGTTTGTTCTCCTTACCTCCGCCGACAACAAGTTGTCCGATCAAGTTTCCAATGCTGATCGTAGATCCTTTCTTTCCGGAAAACATACTGCCGCCTTCCTCTCCATCCGATTCTTCTTTCAATCTACGGATGATTCCTTTTTCAGGTGCCAACGACTCATTGAATCGTTGCATCACAGGTTTTAACCTCGGGGCTTCCGTTTCAATGCCTGATGTAAGAGTCGATACAAAGGATTTACCATAAGCGCTTGTTTTCGAGAGCGGTCCTTCTTTTGCATCTGATTGATTGACTGCAGGAACAACACCGCGAGTAAATAGATCAATCGTACCTTTCTTTAAAGTTGCAACGCCCGAAAGCATACCATCTTTTATTGTCTCAACGAACTTGATTCCATAATTTTTAGCAGTCTCGACCTTCTGATCAAATGAGCTTGCTACATCAACCATCGTTGTAGCAAGAGAGGCTTTCCTCTGCTTCATTCCCAAAGCGAAGGTATCCACAAACGCGGCACCGCTTCCGGTCAAGTTTGAAAGCGGACCCTCATCCGCGTTCGAGTGAGGGAGGAAACGAGCGATCACGCTCATTACTGAATTGACTGTCGTTTTTAGATCGTTGATCGAATCCATGATTCCTAATCCGAATGCGCTAAAAAGACTTGAGCCGGATTCTTTCATCCGGTTTCGGATGTTCCCAATGATATTACTCAGAGCGGACCAGATCAAACTTCCGATTCCTAAAAGTGGATTCACAAATTCTAATATTAGAGCTTCCTTAACTCCGTAAGGAAGAGAATTGAAAGCGTCTAAAATTTGAGATATAAACCCGCTCACGAAATTTTTGAGCGTATCCCAATGCGCGATAATCAAAGCAGGAACCATAATCATCCAAGTTACCGGCAGTGTGAGAAGGGCAAGGCCATAGGCAAGACCTTTGAACCAAGAAGGAGAATCGTTCCACATTGATTTGATTTTTGCGCCTCCGGAAACGATTCCATCCCAAATTCCGAAAAGAAAATCCTTGATCTTTGACCAATGTTCGTAGATCAACAGAGGAATTCCGATAAAGGGAAGAAACCAAGTAATCAAGAGTTTAACGAATCCGCCAAGTCCAGCCCAGGTTTCCGTAATCCAAGTCCACGCGGAAACCGCCGCCGATTTAATTTCATCCCAATAGGTTATCAGTAGCGCGATTCCTGCGATCGCGGCTACAACTCCAATTACAATCCATCCGATCGGATTCGAAACAAGACCGAGATTCATAGCAACCGTGAAAGCAGTCCATGCGCCTTTCAAAATAAGAAATGCACCGGCTCCAAGCGTCGCAACTGTTGTCAACATGAGAAAGGTTCCGACAAACTCCGCGATTTTTGGGTGTTGTGCAAGAAAATCGTTTAATACGGAAAATCCATCCGCAAAAATCGATACGATTTTTTTAAACGCCGAGTCTTCGACTCCTTTGCCAAGAATCTTTTTGAAGTTCTCCCATCCCTCGCTTGCGCGCTTCATTTGTGTGGGAAGAGATTCGAGGTTTGCCTGTTTCGCAATATCGAGAAAATGATAATCTTGATTTTTGCTGAGATCGACGATCGTTTTGATGTCTTTTCCAAGAGCGTCGGTTTTTGGAAGAAGTGTATTGATAAACTGTACGGCTTCATCCGTTCCGAACGCTTTTTTGATGACGTCGGATTCTTTTAGATCAAGTGAATCACCAAACTTCTTCTTAATCTCACCAAGTAAGTCAGCTGTGTTTTTGAGTTTGCCGTCTGCTTGATACGCATTCAACCCGAGTTTAGAAAACCCTTCCCCGAGATTTGTTAGGAACGCGCGGAAGGTAGTTCCAGCCGGACCCGGTTGCATCGAGTTGAGTAAAGTCCCCAAAACCGCACTTTGTTCTTCGAGAGAAATCTTTAACGACGCGGCTTTGGAACCGATGCTTTCCATGGCTTGTTGTATGGAATTTCCGTCTGCGCGATAAACGTTCGAAGCCCACGCGATATCATTCGCAAGATTTTTTCCAAACTGAACGTTGTCCATATCGGAATAAAGGTGTTTGAACTGATGATATGCCATCCCGAAGAGTTTCGAAAGTTCTCCGAAATTTCCTTTCGTTGCGATCGTAGTATCAAGAATGCTCTGAGTGAATCCAACGAGTTCGGTTCCGTTCAAATCATTCACTGCGGATTTGATATCATAAACCCCGGAGAGGATAGAGTCCGTAGATTCTCCCAAAGCGGACGACATGGAATATGCGGATTTAGTTATATTATCGACTTCTTTTGAAGTTAGTCCGAGAGACTTGAGGTTCCCCTCAAGTTTTGAAGTCTCCATTCGAGAATCGACAAGACTCATGGTGAGTGAACCAACGGCGAGACCAATGCCGAGGAGAACCCCGCCCATTTTCATTTTAGAGATCGCACCCTCCATTTTGATCACTTCGTCATGATTTTCACCAAGTTTCTTTTTCATGGCGTCCCACTTGTCGTTGATCTCATCGAGTTTGCTGGACGCGTAGTCGCGTAGAGTAATCACTACGCCGAGTTCAAAAATTGAGCTGTCCATGATTTACTCTACCTCCTTTCTTAATCTCCGCTAAACGCCTTTACGATGGCGCGAACCATCGTGTTGACTTCAATTTCCCGAATGTATTCCAGCTCTGCGGCGAGCTGGATTTCGTATTCCTCTCGTTCGTCTCCGTCTTCCGGATATTTGATCTTCCTTCCAGGAAAATAATACATTAGAAGAACTTCAAATGCACCATTCCCTTTTCGAATTTCTCGGAGACGATCGTTTAGAGCTTTTTTACGGTAACTTCTTTAGTGGTCGCAGTCAGCTCGATCAGTTTATTGCTGAGAGGAATGAAAATTCCTGGAGAGTCCTGCGCCCAACCGTTTACTACTTCGAAACTCGGATACAAACAGCACTGACCCGTCAGACGTTGTGCGACATCCGTGGCCTTTTCTTTTCTTGCTCTTTCGAGAGAATCGTCTACTTGAGTTTTGTTCGGGACGCGACAGATAATTTTGCGATCTTCACCTGCATCGAGTAAATGAATCCCACCCTTATCGGCGAAATGTGCTTTCATCTTCTCGATTGCACTCTTGTTTTTAGAAAGGAAATCGTCGTCGATTGAGTTGTAAGGCTGGGGCAAAGATTCGAATGCTTCTTTGAGTTCTGGGATGCTGGACATTAAAGGGTTCATATTGTATTCCTTATATTCAAAATTTCAAAAGCGATTTAAGTAGTTTTCTCTTTTAAGTTAGGCGAACGTGATAACAGGAATCGAAAGGAGCGCAAGTTCTAAGGGAACCGCGATCGCACCCGAGTTTCCGCTCTTGATGTCCGCGTTGTATTTTGTGATCTTCACCGCCGGAGCGATGTATTTGAAATCGGGTCTTCCTTCCGCTTTCAAAATCGCTGTAAGCGGAGCGGGCGGTAGTTTTTCGATCAGCCCGCCGTAGGGAGCCGCGAGTAAAACCAGACGGTCAAGCTCTTCGAAATAAATCTCCGCGCTGATCGTTCTTTTGTAGTTTTTTGTGGTATATCCGACAACTTCGCCGGATTTTCCGTACGTCAGTTCTATCTCGCAAGCGTGATCGAATTTAAACCCGGAAAAGTTCACCATGTCGTAACCGAAAAGTTTCAGTTCGAGATTTGTGAAGCTATAGTTTTCCTTAACGACTTCTAATGCCATTTTCTATTCTCCTATTTCGGTGTTGCGAACGACGTTTCCCATTCGATCGCTTGGGTTCTGTTGCTTACGAACATTCTGCATTTTGCTTTGAGAATGCGATTGGTGTTGAAGGTTTTATTCGGATCGAGAATGATCTCGTGTCCGGAAATCTCCTTTCTTCCGGGGGCTTCCATCTCTGCGGCGATCTTGGAATCGATGTAAGTTTTCAGGTAGTCGAGACCGCCGGAACCGGAATCCACTTCCGTATCCATGTTTAGGAATTGAAGTGATTCGCGGTAAAGAATACGGTGCATCTTGTCCGCGCGTCTTCGTTCCGGAAGCTCTTTGAAGTCGGAAGAGCTGACCGCTTTGATCTTGTCGCGTGCGACGAAGATTCCTTCATAGTCATCGTATTCTTTTAGCACCATCAGCCCCATATCGTGAAGGAGATCCATGTAGTCGCGGTATCCTTCGTTCCAATAACGAATTTCCGAGAAGGTCAATGATTTCATATCTTTCACATAACCGATGGAAACGTTTACAGGAGCGGCGGCGATTTTTGCGGTTGCCATCGTAGCGAAGTTTCTCCATTCACCCATCGTGTTTCCGGCGGCCTTCACTGCGGAAAATCCTCCTGAAGCGTTGACTCCACCCGGAATGTAACGAGCTTCTCCAACCGCAATTATTACTCTTCCTTTCGGAGAAGCGAACGGATCGAACTCGTCTTGGATGTATTGGAAATACTGCGGAACGGTTTCCGAATCATTTTTTCCGCGCGCTTCCAGAATGATAAAGGAAGGAAGATGATGTTCTGTTTCCATCTCTTCGAGAATCGCGTTACACGACATTGCAAAAGCTCGCGTTGCGGGTCCGAGAACGTGAATCCAGTAGGATCGGTATTCTCTTTTCAGGGTTTCGATTGCGGTAAGTCTGGACGCCGTTGATGCACTTGGACCGGAGATCGTAAAGGTGTAAGTGTCGCCGATCTTAAACGTATTTGCTGGAGTGGAAGCGTTTAAGAACGTCGCGGTAACTCCGACATCAAGTGAAATCGGAGAACCGGAAGCGGGTGTGATGAGCGGGGAAGAAAAGTTCTCACCGCCGTCCACGGACTTTCGGTATTCCGCAACACCGGACGCTCCGTCTTTCGTAATTTTTAGAACAACAGTTCTGCTTCCGGTTGGAGTTCCGGCGACAGTCGGCAATGCGGCTTCTCCGGTTCCGGTCTTTGTAGGAGTTCCTACAGATCCCACAACATCGTTTACAGGGCGAACGCAAAGAACCGGAACCGGTTTTTGACCTTTTGATTCGTCGAACTCTTCAAAGAATTGTTCGAGTGATTTTACAAGTTCGCCACGACCGAAAACGTCTCTTGCTTGTGGCGCGTTATTGATTACATAAATCCGATTTGCATCTCCGGTTTCTGCGGTTCCGACTTTGGAACCGACTCGGTCCGGCTTTACGTCGTTGAAGTTGATTCCACCGTCTTGATGATAAGTGGAAACGTCGCCTGTTGCCATTCTTTCGCTCCTTATTTGGAGCGATTAAGTAATTTCGCGCAATCTGCGCTCTTTATTTCTTTTCGTCTGCGAAAACAGTTTCCTTTGGAGTTCGCGCTTTGGCAAGTCCTTCGTCGGAAAGTTTGAGTCCTTTTGTAGGACTAAGAACTTGTTTCGGATCTGCGTCACTTGTTTTTTCAAGAGGTGATCCATCTGGTTTCACGCCTGCAAATTCTTGATACGTCGCGGTAAGAAAATCTTCTGTGAGATCACTTTCCGGATCAAGTCGTAAATGTTCCTTGAATCCGACGGCGAGAGCCGTTCTGATTTTGTGTTTTTCGATAAACTCGTCTGCTTTCATAATTCCTCCGAGCTGACAATTTCTGTTGGCTCCTCGATTTCAAAAGTTCCCGAAGCCAACGTAGGAACTCGCTCCAATTCAAAAATTCCGTCTTTAAAAATGACCTCTACGTAAATTTTGTAGAGACTCAATTTCTCCGCCGGATCGGTTACAAGAGCAACTTTTCCGGGTCGGATTTCTACCGTCGCTCCTTGCGGTGTTGCGTAACGCTCATTTTTTGCGATATAGATTAGGGCTTGATCTACAATTCCGGAATCGAGCGAACTTCCCGTAAAATCTCCTTTTGAAAGAAGATCTTGTTCGATGTTGTCTAACCAGAAATTCAAAACGTATTTGTATTCCTGTTTGTAATGCTCCTTCAGGTATTGAAGATTTTTTACTCCGTCGATGATCGTAGGTTCGAGTCGCTCGGTTCTTCGTCCGTTTCGTTCCGGTTGATTTGGAGAATGTTCGACGACGCAAAACGGAATCAATTCCTGAAACTTGTCGTCCGGCGGATGAACTTCAAAAATCCGATCGCTCGGAATGAGTTGACGCGGTTCCGTTTCGGGTGGTTCCGGGCTCGTTTGAATCGACCGAATCAAATTCTTTAGGTATTTGATATGTCGGAATTTCATTGCTTCATAAACTCCCGCATTCCGTTTTTGTAATTCTCTTTGAACTGTTCGTAGCCTTCTTCAATTGAAGGTCCGACAACAGAACGTCTGGAAATTCCACCCGCCTCATATCCAAGCTCTTGTGCCCTCGCATATTTCGCATTTGTTCCGACGACTGCTTCGTATTTTCCAAGAGTCGCGACTTCGAAACTTCTCCATAAATCTTCCGATTTGCTTTTATCTCCTTCGATCAAAAATCTTGGATCGAGTCCTTTCTTGGCTTTTCTCGCGATCGTTTCCGGATGTAACGCCTCATATTGAGAAACGTATTTCTGATCTCGATATCCTTTCGTAATAAGAGCCTGCAAAAGATATGCGTTTTCGATATTCGCCCTTCCGATACAAGATTGTAGTTTGTCATTTGCATTTTTAAACAAACCCTTCAAGTTATCGGTATACGAAATTCCGCTCACTTCAAAATCACCTGATTTCCTTTCTCCGGAAACTTGAGGCCGATTACAACAACGGAGAAATTTCCGGATTGTTTCGCCGGTAAGAATTTTTCAATTCGCCAGGCTTTGCTTACAATTTCTTCCGAAATGGGAGTATCGAGTGAAATCAATCCCTTATACAATCTGCACGACTGATCCAGTTGACTTTCGATAGATTCAAGTTCGTCATAAATAATTTCCGCTACCGCATCGTAATCTTGTCGTTCACCGCCCGGACCTTTGGTTTCTTTTTGCGAATCGTATTCGAAATAACCCCGAACGCTTTTTAATCTTGTCCAGACAGGTTTTCGAAACGAATTCAGTTCGTCCTCTCCTGCAACGGGCAGAGTTGATTTTAAGATTGTGAAATCGGCGTTCGTGTGTTTTAGATACGAACGTCTTAGCATTCCTTCTACACTCATGCAAACACCGATCCTGGTTCAGGCTGCCTTCCGAATAGAGTGACATACGCCCGATTTCGAAATGAAGCCGCTTTATCGCCACGTTCTTCGGAGGATAGTTTTTGCATTTTCCTACGTTCTCCATTCTGGCCGCCTACCTGGAATTCCGCCGGGTCAATGACATCTAAAAGTTCATGTTCCTCGATGATTTCCGCTTTTACCAAAAGGACTTCCGCTCTCCGAAGTTCCCTCGGGAATGGAGCGGTCGGAACGGAATATCCCCAACTTAGAATCAGTTTCAACGCGTTATCCGCCACCGATTCCAAAAACTCTTCGAACTCTGTTTTGCCTGTCGTAAGTTCGATGGAATCGTTCATATCCAAGTCGGAGGGTTTTACTCCGACGAGTGCTTTGAGGTCAGTTAACGCGTTGATCATTTTCTTGGTTCTCCTTAAGGTCCGGTTTTTAGAGTTTTGATGTGACTTGCGGCCTGGAAAAGTTTCACGAACCCAAACCAAAGGCTGATCGTAGATCGTTCGAACTGCTTGTTGATAATCTTGTCGGATTCGATGATCGAACTTTTCGCTTCCTCATAATAGGTAAGGCAAGTCGATTTTTCATAAGCGATCGCTGTATCTGCACCTGCGTTCGGATGTAATCTCCAATTCAAACCGAAGAAGTTTTGAAATTCCCCACTTGCAACAAACTTTTCGGAAAGATTCAATGTTTGCAATTGAGGAAAATTATCCTGATCGGTAAGAATCTTATACATGAATTCTGGCGTCAGGACTAAATAATCGAATTCGTGGCCTTCCGGTGCTTTGGCAAAGATAAGATCGATCAGATCTGCATACTTCCAGACCAATTCTTTTGTCTTGGAGTCTGGAGATTTGGAATCTGCATCGTTACCATTTTTCAAAACGGAAAGTCCTTCGTTGACTTGTTGTCTTCCGAACCTAAATCCAACTCTTTGAAAAAAAATCGAAACGAGATCGATTTGCATTCTACGAACTGCTTCATAGGAGAATAGAATTTCTCTTCCTACTTTTTGCATCGATACGGATTTACCTTTGGTTTTGATCGTCGCTGTTGGAAGTGCGCCGCCTTCTGTAATTTTAGCAAGGCTCGCGTCCTCCTTTGCAAAGTCCATTCCGATGATCTCGATCGCTTTGGAAGGAATCTTCTGACTTGTGGCTCGCAAGTCATCGAGTCGCAATGTTCGCTTACCTTGATTCATTCCCAGATAAATGTTTCGATCGATCCAGGCAGGGAAAAGGACCGGAGAATTCGAAGTCTTAAAAAAGTCTTCTACCAAAGTTGCAGAACTGAAAGGATTGATGTCGTGAGCAAGAAGTTGACGATCCAACGCGGACAATTTCGCCAAATCACCTTTAAACTCTAAACCTTCCTTTTCTTCCAACTTCTCTAAATATTCTCCGAAAGAAAGATTCTGTTCTTTGGCATCATCATACATACCACTTTCAAGCTTGAAAGGTTTTAGATCTTTTGAAGAAAACTCCAAGTTTTGACCTGTGGTAAGTATTGGAGGTATCGCCATAGATATACCTTCCAACGCGATTGAGAAATCGAGTTGAAGTAAGTTTTGTGCTTCGGAAAATAACTCCGTCCCCATAAAGAAGACGAAGAGTCCGATTAGAAAAATGAATATGTGTTTTAGTTTCATCCCTTTATCCTTTTAGAAATTTTACGATCTTATTCGTCGTATCGACGCTCAATACGAGGTAGGATTTTCCAGAGGCATCCTTTTTTACCTTACCGTCTGCGTCGGCGACGAGTGTGTCTTGGCCGAAAGATGGGGCCGTTCCCGAATACGAACAGTTAAAAACCCCGTCTAGTCTTACGAGACAAACAGTTCCCTCGACAGACTCTAACGTTCCATCGAACTTACTTCCATTTGCGGTTTTAGAAACGGTCATTTCTCCCGTAATCGAAACAACCTTTCCTACATCTGCTTCGGTGATGTCCGAATAATTGAAAGATGCTAAATGCGGCTCTTTTATACCGTCGGCTTTAACTACAATTTCGTCCTCGTTAGCCATGTTTAACCTACCTTGATTTTGAATTTCTTTTCTGGCTTTTCTTCGATGCTTAAGCCTTTCCCGGAAGCTCTTGTTTTCCCTCCCGATTCATCTTCTCTTTCAGGGAAGATTTCTTCGAGTTTCGCTCCATACTGTTCAGCGAATGCCTTGGCCTGTTCGAGGTCTGCGTTTTCGATCATGGATACGATCGCAGAATTTTCTTTGCCTTTAGCAAAAACGCCATATAGCCGAAGAGCTTCGTTTCGTATAGCCTCAAGAAATTTCTTAGGCTCTTCCAAAAGCTTCTTTAGTTTTGCAACGTTCGTTTTGTGATCGAACCCTGCGGCGAATTTGTCGAGATCGGAGAGTCCCGCGTAATACCCGAGTGAAGTTTCCAACTGCGAAATTTTTGAACCCGCTTCTTTAAAAACGGCTTCTAAATTTGCGCTTGTCAGATCAATTTCATCGCCCTGTTTTTCCAGACCGAAAGGCTCTAACGCGACACCCAAGGACTCGAAAACTTTAAGTTTGATTTTCATGTTTTCCTCCTTTGGGTTTTCCTCCCCCGGCATGGACGAGGATTCTTCAAAATGATTCGATTGTATTGAGAATCGTTTTGCTTTGGGATCGGCTCCCGCATAAACGATGGATGTTTCTGGAACGGCTAAGATTTTTGTAATAATGAATCGTACGATTTGTCCGTCGATTTCGCGTCCCAGATTGGAATAGAAATAATCCAAATCCGGATGAGATTTTTCGTAAGTGAAGCGAATACCTACAGAAGTAGAATCAAGTATCGGCGGTTCGGTTTCTAAACGACCGATGATCGAAGATCCGAATTCCCGAAAGATGCGATATGTTGCATCGATCCCTTCGTTTCCTTTTTCTGAGTTCCAAGTAGGATTAAGAACGACGCCGATAGAATTTTCAACATTCGTAACGTGGTCTTTGAATATCTTTGTTTCGAAAAGTTTGATTGCGTCTTTTAAGATATTGTCTTTTGTGAAATCTATCCAATACCCTTCGATAAGGGTTTTAGACAACATCCGAAATTTGAATTCTGCATACGGTAAATCCTCGGATGAGGAATCGCCTCCATTTCCTAATCCTAATCTTGTGCCAGAAGATAATACAAGTCCAGACGCGCGAAATATGACTTGGCCTTGCCCGGAGTTATGAAGTCGCACACCACTTGACAACTCAGCCCAACCGTTAGAATCGTATTGTAATTTTTCCTTTGCCATTGCTTCCATTCAAGGAAGCGATCAAGTAATTTCTTGGCGGTTATCCCGCTCTTTTTATTTGTTGTAGTATAACTCTTTCGCGATTTCTCGCACATATTCAGGTAGATTTTCCAAGGGATATTTTCCCGAAGAAATTTCCGAAGGAAAGAATCTCCACGAACTGTCTGTAAGATCCATTCCACCAAAAAGGTGACTCAGCGAAGAAAACTTTCGAATGAGATTCGAATCGCAATCTTTGAATTTTCCGTTCAATTCGTCGAGAATCTGGATGAGCATTTCTTGCTCCTCAACGCTTCCATTTTCTACGAATTCGATCAGTTTCAAAATTCTTTCGTACGTCATACAACCTTCAATAAAGAATCCGTAATACTTTCTATCTCAAGTAAGAAGAAATTTTCTATTTCGAAAGTCTCTGCATTTACTGGAACGAAAAACTTTTCTCCGTCTTTTTGATTTTGGACAAAACCAAATTTGAAAGATTTAGATTTCGTATTTTTGTTTTCCAGCGAATACGCATACAGTGTATTAAAGTTTTTCAAAACATCAATGGCCTTAAATGCGTATGTGGCCTCTGTTTTTCCAAACTTTTCGAAGTTACCCTCCTTAACTCGTTTATTCCAACTTGATTTTAATTTGTCTGAGTTCCAAATCGCATTTCCTTGAACAGCCGCGACCTTATTCAAAAGCTCATCTGGTTCGAGCCCGCTCAGACTTTTTTTTCTCACTTCATTTCTATTTTTAGCTCTCTCCATCGGCCTTATAGGGCTTTCAATTTTTCCTTCTAAAGGAGTTTTTCCGTTTCCCGTTATTCGGTTGATAACAGACTTCACAAACATGACGATTGTGGTTCGACATTTAAAATGAAACGGCGGACACTTTACCGCGAGTGCCTTCAAGATTTCCGAGGACTTCATCGAAGGAAAATCCCTAATCTCTTTTGCCGTTGGCGGTCGATATTTGTTCCAGAAATTTTCATCTGTTGGAGTCGAAATAAATTCCTCAACGAAGTCATTCATCTCCGTAACTGAAAACTTTCTCCCGTTCAACTCTCTACAAATCGGAGAAGTCTTCGCATCCATAATCGCGACAATTTCCACTTCCGCAATTCCGAGCGCGTGCATCCTCTGAATTCTGGAAAAATTCTGCGAGGTATATACCTTGTTTCGGAAAATATCCTCAATTCTTCCGCTGATCTCTTTGTTTGTAAGATCCACCCCGAGACGTTCTTTCAGAGCCTTGATCGCTTCTGCTTTTGTCTTGCTTCCATCCAAAACGGATCGAATTGATTCTTCGAAAACATCACGTTGAGAATTGAATAATTTCCCGTAGTCTGCGGTATTCAACCTTCCGAAAAAATCAAGTGCGTCTTGATTGATTCTTGGCGCGATGTCTTTTACGCCAACCTCATACGCTTGCCCGATCTCCCACGCTTCTCGGGTAAATTCTTCAACCTCTTTCCGTGTGAGTTCCGGAAACTTGGTTCCTAACTCGCGAATCAAATAATCGGTAATCACTTTTACAGCATCTTCCGATTCAAGATCGAATTTGATTCCACTCAGGACATTCTGGACTTTTTCTCCATAAGAATGAAAAATCTTTCGGAGTCCTCGCTGAACAATTTCTTCTAACTGCTTTTCTTCCTCCTCATTCCACTTTCCTAATGTTTGCGTCCGCGTTGTATCGGAACAACATTGGTCCGAGTGGTGTTTTTTTTTTGGAACTTTTCTTCAAGTTCCTCATCATTCTCTTCGGATTGTGATAAATCGGGTTCTAAACCCCAATCCGATTCCCTTTCATTGCGTTTAAATCGGTGTTCATAGGTGTTCACAAGAATTTTCCCCTCCTGAGATAGGGGGTCGATTCCAAAAGCCCTTAAAAAGGCACCTAACGCGTTTTTTGAAAAACGCGTTCCCGCCGCCTTTTCGTAACCGTGTTGTTTCGCCAATTCATCGAGATCAATTACTCCCTCGTGATAGAGTGTGATCAATCGATCCGTATGGAGTTTGTCCGCTTCCTCATTTGTTTTTCGCGCAAGCGCATCCTCTTCTGGGTTGAGAGAAACTCCCTTTTGCCAAGAGGCTTTGAGCCTTGTAAATCGGTATCCCTTCAATCGAAGGTGAAGGGTAAGTGTTTTTTCCAAAAATCGTTTCGTTGGATGTCGAATATTTTCGCCCTTCATCAAAAACAACTTTGAAGTAATTTTTGCGTATGTTTCCGTTACTGCGGTAGGACGTCCGAGCATGAACATATCGATGTCCATTCCTGAGCAAAGCTGTTGCTCGATAATTTCCATTACGTCTTTCATTCCGGAAGATTTCTCGGAGGTGATGGAATGGTGATCGATTTTTGTTCCGTCGGAACCAACCAGTAAACCGGACTCGATCGATTTCTCGATTTTTTTCGCGGACTTTTTTAAATGCTCTTCTTGTAAATTTGAAATGTTCTTCAAATCTGTTCCTGGTTCGGGCTTGAACTTAGATAGTATCACGGAAAGAAATCCAAGGAGTCCCCATTTGCGAGTCGATTTTTCTAAGTTCTCCATTCCACGGCCTTGAGAAAACATGGAACGAATTGCGGCGATTGCGGGAGGGATTCCGTACGGATTGTCTTCTTCAGTTTCAAGAGCTTCATAGGTATAGATCTCTTCGTTTAATCTCAAAGATGACCCGTTTCCTAATAATTGATGCGGAACGAATCTATATCGAACCAATCCGTTCTTTCCTTCGATCTTTTCTTTTCTGAACCTGATTTTGGATACGGGAATGAGCTGTGCGGTTTCAATTGAATCCATTTCCATCGATGGAACTGCCTCAGCCGACAATACTCCCATGATCGCGGTTTGACGAATCAATTTGTTTGTGATTCCGGGATGCGTATCGAACCAATTATCTATTTCAAGAAGTGCAGAATCTACCACACTTTGACTTGCACCTTCCAATTCCCATTTGAATCCCGTATTCATAAGGAAGATGGTTCTTTTCAAATTCTGATTGAAGTCAGGATTTATTAGTGCCAGCTTAGAAAGACTCGGAATCATTTCCAAAGGATAGTCCGGATTTACTTCGGCCATGAAGTCTACGATTTCCGATTTCATATCAGAGAATGATTTTGGACTATCCGGAGAAACGGCAAAACTCGTTCCCTTACTTCGAAATAGATCTACAAAAGAATCAAATTGCTTAGAAATTCGTTCCGAAAACTTCATGGAGCCCCCAACTCGAAAGCAAGACGAAGAGAGTTCAAGGCCATACCAAAGTGATTTGGAACCTTTTTCTTAAACGAATATTTTGGTTTTCCGTTTTCATCTTCTCCGCGTTCTTTAATTAGCATTTTCAAGTGTAACTCCAATTCTTCCACAAGCTCAAGATCATATCCGGAAAGGCGGGCTTTATCTGGAAAAATAAAGAGTCCGTTTTTAATTGCGTCTACGGTGTCTTGTAGCGATTCATCGCGATTGACATTCACAACTTGAATACCTTCCGATTCATCCTCCGAAACCAAAGACTCGTCCTTAGTAGAAAATCGTTTTGAAAAATACTGAATCCGAATGAAATCACTGTACCGTCTCGCAGTTCTCACCGACCAGTTTTTGTTCGGCAACGCATCGAGGATTCCGGAATATACTTTAAACTTCTCAATCGCTCGATTGATTTCCGATTCATTTATAACTGGGAATTTTGCCGGATATATTTTGATTCGGTTATCCGACGTGTGTTCCCCGAAAAGCATGTGGACCGTATCACCTTGATCGGCACCCATATAAGTGAACGATTCCACTCCTTCGGGAATTCCGTGGTCGCCTCGCATCGAATCAAGTAAACTTTGAGTTACGGGTTTTTCGTCATCCGTTGAATACGGCCAGCCCACTACAGAAATGAAATAGTTCTTCTTCTTGATGGAAGTAGTCGCTTCTTTCCAACGGTTAAAATGTTGTTCCGGTGTTTTGATCGTATTGAAAAATTGAGCGACCTGAACTCCGGTATTTTGATGTTTCTGGAATTTTGGCACATAGATTCCTTTTTGGGGATTCAATGCAGATCCACACCGAATACAAGCGTAAATGACCTTCGCATTTTTTCCGGTTTTAACTCCAAAAATAGAACCCGGTTCGTCGATGAAACGTTGAACGATATTGTTCCATTCGTTACATGCTTCACATTTTATGAGAAACATTTCTTGATTCGAATTCTTATATTCAGCGTGAATTCCAAAATCTTCCACAGAGGGCTGTGAAATGATACGACTTAAAGCAAGATGGGAGTGATCTAATCGGTCATTTGCAAACTCGGCGTGTTCTTGATTTTGTTCGTCAAACTCATCCATCCAGTTTGCATCAGAATCGTAAGTCTTGACTTGCTTTAAGGTTTCCGTAGCTCGAAAGGCAAGGGTTGATTCGAGATATTTCAACAGTTGAACGTTTTTGATCGAGTTCGTTTGCTCAACAATCTTCCTAATATGGGGAGAGATATTGATCATATCGTAAGCTCTGTCTTGAACAAAGATTTTCATATTTCCGGAATCGGGAAAAAACCATCCGCCTTTCATTGGAGATCTTTCCATGCGCCAGAATGATTCCGCGAGTAGAAGAGTTGATAATGCGACCTGACCTCCCTTTATTCCGATGAATCTCTTAACCTTTTCGAGTTTGCGCGCGATTTGTTCAAGATACGCGTGCCCGCTGAACGAATAGCGATGAACTCCAACAGAACTTCGAACATATACTTTTGAGAGTAGGAAATCGATAAAAGATGTATTTGAAAAGGATCGCTCTCCCTTATCAATGATCTGTTGTATGAATTCCTTTTGTTTCGCTGAACTCATACTTTCGTATCCGTTAGAGCTTTCGGCTCTTCAATGATTGTTCCCTCAACTTCTTTCGCATCCGTCCACTCTGAATGCCATTTCAATAGATTCTTTTGGTGAATTCCCCATTCGTCATTGATTGCTTTCTTAGTCTTTGGACCTTTCATAAAAAGATCGAGAAGCGTATCCGCCGCACGAATTAAATCGATGGAGCTGGAATCCTCGTTTTCAAATTCAAGGAGATCTTTTTTAAGCGATCTCCATAAGTGACCAAGATTAACCGGATCTTTTGCATTACCGATCATCTCACCCGCTTCGGTAATAAATGCTTTTCGAACCGCGTTTAACATCATAGCGGTGTCGGTTTTCATCTTCGAACGAATGTCCGCAGTCTTCTCTTGGATCTGTAATTTTGTTATACGATTAACTTCGTCGCGATAATCGGACCACGTTTTACCTGTAGAGTCTTTCGTCTCGGACCACTTACGTATCGTGTTCGCGGAAATTTTCGGGAATTCCGGCTTTAGTAGTCCTTCTATTTGTTCCGCGTTTTTTCCAACAAGAAAATGAGTATAGGCGCGGTGTTTTACATTTTCCGAATAAGCCATCTTATCCCTTTTCGATCTCCATATAAAAGGTCGACGGAACTCCCATTCTAAAAAGTTCGTCGAGATCGTATTGAATGAGGTGTCCGTATGGATCGATATACCGAGGACCAACTCCGTACGGATCGGATGCTTTTAGAAATTTCTTACCGTCACTCGTTTCGACAATTCCGATTCCCCGAATAATATGCCCCTTGTGAGTGAGATACGTTCCGAGTCCGCATGGGAAAGAACCGGTTTCGAAATACTTACACAGTTCTTCCTTGTTTCCTTTTTTCTTCCGAATCCGATACGGAAGACCGTTGGACTTCATAAGCTCGTTAAAGTGTTCCGCGTGATCCGCCGAATCGTAAACGTTTCGTTTGTTTTTCTTGATCCAATTTTCAAGAAGAGCGTAGTAATTATACGTCGTAAGGCTTGTGAAATCAGAATTGTTTTCCCGCATTCCGACAAATACGATCATGTCCTGAAAAACGTTTCCCATACACTGTTGATAATCTTGTAATCCAAAAAGCGGAGTAACCTGATCTCCACGTTGTGGATTCCAAGGTGCGATCGGATTAGACAAATGCGAAATCACGTTATTTACTCCTCAATCAAACAAACAGGTTTGGTCAGTTCACACTTTCTACGAATATGAAAAACTCCAGGAATCCAACTCGATTCGAGAATTTCGATTCGATCGTCGGAACAGTTTCTTTCCCACTCTGTCCACCGACGAACGCACTGTTCGTGTTCCAAACACCGAGAGAGATCTTTGGCGTGAATACGGTAGGCGTTGTATCTGTTCGACGTCACATACCAATTTCCTTCGATCTGTTTCGCGACGGGTCGACTGGCCTCGGGAGGTTTCGCGAGAGTAAAATTCGTGGAACGGAAACTTCCGCGACACGCTTCGTTTCGCTCTTCACGGACACGGTTTGCTTGGCTCTGGCACGCAGTCAGAGTCATAAGCACGAGAAGGAGACAACTCCACATCTTGAACTTCATCATAACCTCCTTTGTTGATAAACTGCGAGGCGCAGGTAACGCCTCTCACCGTGAGCATCGTCACGACGAATATTAGAAAGAGAATTGCGTAAATCTTGTCTCGCAAAGACATCGAATTAAACCAGAGTAAAAGCGCGCTCATAGTTGCGAACTCCCTACAGATTCTTTTTGTCCGGTTTTTCCCTGAATGTTTTCAACCAGATCACTGAGAGCTTTTGTTTTCGAATTGAGATTCTCGTTGATTCTCTTTCCAAGATAGAGCGATCCGGCGGCTCCGTAGAAAACGATCAACCACTGAATCAAGTCCATGTGAAGCGGGCGTAGTGAATCCGGCGAAACTATGGAAAGAATCGATAAGGAAATCAAATACCCGATTGTGAGAAAAAATACGATCCAAGTTCGGAGTGTGGTGTCAGACGGCTTACCGGTCCAATCATCGTGGAATAAGAATTTCATTCTGACCTCCTTCCTTTCGTGGAAGTGAGTTTGATCAGATCCTTCACATCGGCTTTGATTTCCGAAAGATCTTTGGCGATCGCGGTCATTTCCGTTTCGATTTTCACGATTCGAATTTCATGATCCTTATACATCGTGTTGTATTGAATAATTCCACTGACAACGAAACCTAAGATTACAAGAACGTCCTTGATTCCGAGTTTGATTTGATTCACTTTTGGACTCTCCATTCTCCCCCGCAAAAAAAAATCCCGCACTAAGGCGGGCGAGTTATTACTTAATCGCTTCCGATTGTATGGAAAGAATAACATGACGCGGAACCATTTGGAAGGTTCTTAGAAACGCTTCTGGAACGTTCTGGCCTATGTTTTTTTGTAAGAGGCTATACTTTAGAAAAGAAAGGAAGAGTTAGAAGATTTGCTTTGTAGTTTTCAGAGTTTGGGATACGCGATCGAGATCGGAGATCAAAAATCTTCGTGTTCGCGGTCCCCATTCGATGAATGGGATTTCGTGATCAACTACGTGTCGGTTAAATGAGCGAATGGGAAGATTCAAATACTTAGCCGCTTCTCGCGACGTTAAAGACTTACGTTTATCGATTGGAACAAGGATTTCTTGCGTTTCTACAAGATCTTTTCCGTTTTCCGATAATGATGGTTGAACTAATTGGAGGAGCGAACCGTTTCGAGTATGGCCTTGTATAGAACCCATGCCTTTCGGTAAGAAAGGCATATTAGGGATTTGTCAAGTATTTTTTATTTGCAGAATTCTTTCATATTATCATAGACGGTTGTATTTCCAAGTTCTCCTGATTTACTGAGATCAGCACAACCAGCCTTTTTATTATTAAGAGTAATATATACATTCCCGCGAGCTTCCCAACCAAGTGGATCTTTTGGTGATAATTCGATAATCTTATTCGCGTCCTTGATCGCACCACGCGAATCACCGCTTTCAAGTTTAAAGGCTGATCGAGAATAATATGCAAATAAACTTTTAGGATCTAAATTTACCGCTTGGTTGCAATAAGTCATTCCAACCAAGCGTTCATTTTCATATCTCATTGAATAACAAAGAAAACTGTAGATCTCTGAATTGCGAGGTTCAATTTCCTTTGCTGTTAAGAAATCGGAAATAGCTCCTTGATTATTTGAGTTCCGAAGTCGAATTCTGCCACGATTCAAATATGCCATTGATAATTTTGAGTTGATAATTATTGCTTCTGAGTAAAGTTCTTCTGATTGTGTAAATTCTCCTTCCAGTTCCTTAAACCAGGCTTTCGAAAATAGTCCATATTCCGAATCGGGTGAGAGTTGTATAATTTGATTCCGAATTTCTTTCTTCTTAGCGACATCTCGCGTTTCGACTGAAGTTCGATAAAGTGCTTGAACATTTTCAATTTTGTCGACCGAAAAAAGGTCAAAAATAACCACGAGAAAAATTAATGCGAAATGAATCATAACACTCTCCAAAATTGTGAATTCAAATTATATTTCATTACTTTTTTACATGTCCATAAGTCATAAACTTTTAACTTCAATCCAACAAAATTTTGTCATGAATCAGATAATTCGGTAGATTTTGTCCGGGGGCAGATAAATACTAAACAAAGAAATAGCTTGGAAGAGTCGTTGGATTTCGTATGACGCAAGATCAAGAAGAAACAGAAATTTTACTTTTGGAAATCAGAATTCAAAGGATTCTGAACGATAATATAAGACATAATCCTCGAAACGTTGTGCAAATACTGGCTCTTGAAATGTGGCGATGGTCGAGAGAATTGTTAAATAAAAATATAGCTTAAGCTTAACTTATTTCTCGATAAAAGTTTCGAGAATTCCCTTAACTTGATCGATTTTGGAATCGGGAACCTTTGATAGGATTTCCAAAACATCTATAATCTTAGGTGTTTGTCTGATTCGATTTAATAAGGCAAACTCTTGGTCTAATTGCTGGATTGATTTTATTTCCTCCTTTGAAATAAACATCTCGCCATCTCCAGCCAACCACCAATCCAAATTCACATGATATAGTTCCCTTGCTTTTCGTAATGCTTTGCTCGGTATCTCTTGGGTTCGGCCGTGCATGACATTGCTCATACCCTGCGGCGTCATCCCGATATTATTCGCGAATTCTGCCTGAGTGATCCCCAAAGTTTTGATTAGATTTTTTGTTCTTTCTTTCAAAATTATACATAATTCCTGTATTTTTTAATTGACTGAATACAGGATTTCTGTAGTCTTCAAATAGGCGGGACATAACCCGCCAATGAGAACCCGAATTCGCCCAGATTGCGATGCAAATTGCATAAGTCACGTATCGCATTTCTAAGCGAATTCGCAATCAGAAAACGTTCACAAAACGGAGGAAAGACGAAAGATGATCATCACGAACGGAGAAGAGTGTAAAGATTTCATCCGCCAATCACTGCGAATGAAAACGCTAAGAGAATTCGCGAAAGAAGCTGATATAAACTACGATTATCTCACCAAAAGTCTGAATGGTCAGCATTCGTATACAGAAGTCCGCGACGCGTTTCTGAAATATAATGTTCCCTTTCAAATGAATTCACGTCGTGGAATTCAGAACAGAACCAACAAAAAAAGCCGGGAAGTCGCATGAATAATCATTCGACTTCCTTCACCGCTTCAGCTTCCAGAGATAGTAATATTGACCCGATCGTCCTGTCGGATATCGAAAAAAAGACGATCATCCAAATCGCGGAATTCGTTCGCGAACAATTCCCAACGTTTGACTGGAGATGGAACGATCACTCTGAAATGAGCGATAAAGCAATCACATCTCTCTTTCTTGTAAAAAACGACATCATTCAAATCTGTCGGAAGAACCCTAAGAAGATCGAAGAGTTCATGAGCATTCTGGAATATATTCTCGAAGAGGAATGTTCAGAATGAACAAAGCCGAGCGCATCGCGTTTTTAAGAAAGAGCATCCTTCTTGCAAAACTTTACGACAAGAATGGAAACCGAAGGACTCTCAACCAAATCATCAGCCTTCTTCTTACGCGTTGTGCAGTCCAAGACGTTTTCATTCAAGACCAAAAACTCGAAGTGGAATTCGAGGCTTGGCAAAACGAACAAATTATCAAGGAGAACTTAGAACTTGAAACCTGATAAATGCGCGAAATGCAAAACCAAATTCGAACAAGTTTTTCAGAGCGGACTTTGTAGAGTTTGCTTAAAACCTTCGCTTACGAAAGGAACCGAAACCATAAACGAAGTTCGTCCGTTTTATTCCAAAAATTCAAAATCAAATTCGCCGGAGGGTGCGGCATGAGACTTGATAAGAAAACTCAAATATTCAAAAATCTAAAAGCTCCCAAGAAAGTTTTCGATGAATGCTGGAGATTGATTCCTGAAAACATGGTTAAGCGCCTAAACTGCAATGACCTTACCGAATACCTAATTCGGCACATTCTTCCGACCGTTTCGCGTAGACTCGTTCAAACGAACGCATACTCGGTCAAGCCGACGATTCGTAGGGAGATCGCGGTCGCGTAACTATGAAAGGGAGCCGGGTTTTACTCAACGGGAAGCTCATACACCGAGGCGGCCTATGGCGTAGAGGTAGAGCCATGTCCGAGCGTATTGGACTGATCGTTATCGAGAGCAAGATGACCTTGCGGGACATCGCATGGTATTATTCCCAGAAGTGTCAACAAATAGCACCGGAATCTAACTATATGTTGACATTCGATCCAGCTGTCCTTTCCCACACGATAAAAGGAACCCGCAACACACCCCGATATATAAAGGCGATCGAGGAGTCTTGGGGGCTTCCGATTGCAGACATCCGCCGTATTTATCGAGAGGACAAAGAGTTAGAGCGGCAAGGCAGATCTCTTAGCAAAGAAGAAATAAATACATTCGCAAATTGGTATATTCACATTTTAAAAACAGCGAAGGCGGTTTCATGAGCGCACTAAAATCTAAACCGAAATCCGAAAATATAGATTTGACGATTTTGAAAGTTTTCCTTATGAATCCTTCGATTTTTAGGCATTATGCCGATGTTGCGTTGCTCACATTGAACGAAGATCGGAAACGCACGGTTCACCGCTCCCTTGAAAGATTACACAAGGCGGAACTTCTCAAGAAATATCGGATCAGTTCTTATCTAAATGCCGAACTCATAAACTCAATGTACGGGAAAAAAACCGCGATCCGCGAAAGCCTTTCAGCGCCTACTGAACATTCTTCCGATCGAAGTGTTGGATTGGAACTGAAACTCATCAAACATTTTATTTCGGATACGAGTGGGCTTTGGACCGTAGTCGAACTTTCTCTTTTGTTGGCGCGCCCGACAAACACGATTCAGCACAATCTGAATATTCTGGTCGAACATGGACTCGTAATGAAACACACAGTCGATAACCTAAAAAGTAAAACGAATCCAGTGCAGTATAAACTCGCGCCGCAATTCGCTATGAACTTATCTTCGGAAAAACCGAAAATTTTGAAAACAATCAAGGAGACAATCACACACAATGAATTTAGAAATTCAAAACAATGAAAACGCCCTCGTTCCGAAAACGGATGGAGATTCAGAAAGAGAATTACTCGTTAGAGCAATGTATCTTAGTCAGAGAATTCAGAGTAATCTTATCGCGTTCTGCTTCGATTTAAAGGAGATGAGAGATCGAAGACTTTTTACCAAATTAGGATTCGAAACTTTCAAAGACTATTTACAAGCTACAATGCCTAAATTCATTCCGATCAGTTTTGCAAAAAACATGCTTATGCTCTCCGATAAGATGAGCGAGGAAGAATACTCAGGAGTGGACCAGGATCAAATCAAAACATTAGCAAAAATTGCATCCGATTCCGACGTCTATAAAATCACTAAGATGGGAACCGTGCATCTAATTGACGGTCAGGAACTGACAATCGAGGAATATGAATCCATTCGTGCAGAAGATATCGCACAAAATACTAAAACCTACGCTGATGCTCTAAAAATTGTTGAAGAACATAAAGAACTCACAAAAGAAAACTCGCGCTTAGAACGAGACCTTGAAGTAAACGAAGGCGTTATAGACAAACAATCCGAAAAGATCAAAAGCCTCACCGAAGCGATCGACTATATTGCGAAAGAAAAAGGAACAGACTCCGATTTGATCGCAACCGTCACCACAAAAGTCGGAGCTACCAAGAGGATTATGGAACTGCTTCTTCTTATCGAACAAGCTGTAACGGAAATCAACAGCATCGACGATGCGTTGAAAAGCGACCACGATATCGCTGGAAGTGTTCTACAGCTTGAAACGATGTTAAAGCTCGCCGGAACGAAAATCAATAACGTTTGGAATCCGTTCCTGTTCGCACTTCAGGACGAGAACTAAAAAATTCATAGGGGGTCTTTAAGATCCCCGTAGGGAAGACATGGGAAGACGAGAGATCGATATAACAATTCTCAACGAACGTTTTATGATGTGGAAAAATGCTACGTCACGTTCTGAAAAGAAAACCATAATCCTTACCTTTGCGGAACAGTTTGGGGTTTCGAAAGAAACGATCTATGACCGTTTTCGCGAGATTGAGAACGGAGTTTCAAGAACGATCGTTGCGGGATATTCAGGCGTTTCACAATTCCGGAAACCAAAGAGTCAGATCGAGGAAGAAAGAGCGCACATGATGACAATCGCTCTCATAAAGCGAGGTGGGAAAGTAGGACGCCAAGGTTATGGAGTATCAACAGAACTTGCGCTTATTGCCGCTGAAAACGAAGGTCTTATTCCAAAAGGTAAATATACACGTTCAACGGTCGATCGTCTCCTCAATCAATTCGGAATCTCGACAAAACTGGTCGATACTCCACCCGTCGCGACTGAACTCATAAGTCCATATCCGAATCACTGTTGGATAGTCGACGCGACTATGAAAAACCACTACTTTCTTAATATCAAGAAGAACCGTATCGATTTTCGTTCGGATATTAAATACGACACTTCGCATGGAATGGATATCATGGAAAAACATTCCTTAAAAAGAATCTGGGATTACGTTCTCGTAGATAACTATTCGAAATCCTATTTGATGATGACCTTTGCCCCGGACCCAAAAACTGCCGGGGCAAAACATGGGGGAGAAAACACAGCCGACTGGATTACGTTTTTGACGTATGCGATGATGATTAAAGACGACTTACGGATTCCAATCCAAGGAATTCCAAAACTCATCTTTTGCGATGAAGGTTCAGGTTTAAATTCCAATCACATGAAATCCTTTCTCGGTCGTCTTGGCGTCGAGGTTAGGAATCATTTTCCAGGACATGCTTCCGCGAAAGGTGCGGTTGAATCCAGAATTGGAGCCTACAAAAGAACTTTCGGAGTTACGATCAATAGAGGGACGATTTATTCTCTCGATGAATTACGCAGTTATGACAATAGATATTTGATCTACGATAATAACAAAAGCGGTGCTTTTCAAAAATGGGCAGATGGAATCAAAGACCATCCAATCACAAAAACCACTCGTAAGAATATTCAAGACGCTCTTGTTACCGAAGACGAGAAAGTTATAACCGCATACGGCACAATTCAGATTGATAAACAACATTTTTTCGTAAGCTCGGAACTTCCACGCGGAACAAAAGTTACGGTATTCACAAATAGTGAGAATTCGCGATGTGTTCAAACTGATGATGGGAGAATCTTCGTCGTAAAACCGTATGGTAAGATTAAAAGGAACATTGAAACGTTTGAAATACTTGATGGGCGCGGACATGAGGCAAGGCGCAGTGATCTTGATCAACTCAGAACCTGGATTCAAAAAACATCCCAAGAGTTTAAAGAGAAAATTAAATTAGAATCATATCTTCGTGATACGAATATTTCATACTTTCCTCCACAAGGTGAAGACGCTGAAACGCATGTGGCTATGGCTCCATCTAAAATTCTAAAAGTTGACGAAGCAATAACATACGTTTTCAACGAAACAGGATTCACAGCGGATGAAATTGGCGAAGAAGATCTTGAAGCAATGCGAGAGGTTTTCGGAAAATATATCGATCAACATGGTTTCGTTCCTCCCGAAACACTTTACAAAATCGTAAACATTTTTCTCCAAACCGGAACGGGCGATTAAGCATTTTTAAATTAAGGAGTTATTACTATGAAGGAAAAAATTGAAGAGTTAGCGGAAGTCTTTGTTCGAACAAAAAATTCAAATCGGATCTTGAACTTTTGCACAAGTATTGCGGATAAGAATCAGTGGACCGCAATCATTGGACAGCCAGGAAGCGGAAAAACGGAGATCAAAAAGGAATTACTTCGGGTGCTTCGCGGATTGCCGGATAAATACATCGTTGTTGAAATACCGGTGTTTCAATCCGCACAACCGAGAACTGCCGCGATCATGAAAGAACTGATCAAGACGATCAATCCGGATATTCATGTTCCTGGCTCTATCGAATCAAAGTATCGGGTTCTTCGGAGTGTTCTGGTCGATGCGCACGATGCGAAGAAGAAAGTCGTAATGATTTTCGAGGAAAGTCAAAATTTAAGTCATAACATGATGCGTGAATTAAAAATGCTTCATGAAATTGAAGGGATGGGAAGATCGAATCTATTTTCCATGATTATGTTTTTGAAAACCTCTCCAAAATTTGAAGAGGTATTTAAAACGCGTGAGATCGGGAAAAGAGTCCTTGTTGAGAATATGCAACTTCCTACTGCATCCGAGGCTTTGGAAATCGCTCAGAAAAGATTCGGACTTACCTTTCTGGATGCCGCCGCCAAATCGGATTTCTTACAAGCGACAGGTGAGTATCCAGCTTCAATCAAACATCTCGCTCAAACTCTTTGGAAACAACCAGGGTTCAATGGCAAGGTATCGAAATCGCTTCTAATCTCTACAAAGATAACTGCATTCAAAGAAGCACTTTTGGAGTTCGGAGTATCAAACAGAGTTATTAAAGAGTATTTCAAGCGTGTAAAAAAGAAAGACATTTCGCTCGGAGTAATCAACGAATCCATCAATTTTAAACGGAATAGTTCAGTAGCAGAAGAGATCCGTTCCGTGGCTGGTCATTTACTTGAAGACGCAAAGATAACACAAGCCGTCTAACGCATTTTTTTAATTAGGAGGAAAAATGGCAAACGATACAACAACAGAGGAAACAAAAGGAAAGAAGAAAGGGAAAGGTGAGAAAAAGGAAAAAGTGCCTAAAGTAAAACCAGAACCTTACATCATCAATTCCGAAAGCGAAAAAGAAACGGCGTTACTTGAAATTCAAGAAATCGTCGGGAAGCTCGAAAACGATACAGAGTTGAAAGAGTGGGAAGAAAAACTAAAGGCTTTGAACGAGGAAGCTGTATCTCTGAAAACAAAAATCAGCGATCGAAAAAAGTCGGCCTCTTCCGAGAAAAAAGACATGGCCGATAAAATGGTTCAGATGAAGGCAGGAATCGCGGACTACGAGGTCAATAAGGCTCTCGGTAAAATCGCGTAAAAGGAGCGCAGGTATGCCAGTAAAAAAGAAGACGGCCAAGAAAAAGGCCGTACGGAAAACGGCGAAGAAAAAAACGGGAAAGGTTCCGCCAGCAACGGCGGTTCCAACTTCTGCGAAAGGGTTCGCTGTAGATATGAATCCCGAAACAGATAAGGAGGTAAAACGTGGCGAAGAAAGCACCTGACGGAATTAAAGTCGATCTTCCGGAAAATCGCTACAAAACTCGTGTCGATCTCACTCAAGCTATTGCACAGCTTGGAGAGATCAAGCGCGAGAGAGATCGCGTCAAAAGTGAGGTAGACGACCAAATCAGCCAGCTTACAACGCAACTCCAAACCGACCTTACCCCGCTGGATGTAAAAATCCAGCATATTGTTTCGGGAATCAAACTCTACGTTGATAAAAACAAGGACGAGTTATTCCCAGATCCGGAGTATAAGACTTGTAAACTGCCAACGGGAGAACTGAAACTACGAAAAGTTCCGGCTTCGGTTAAGACTCGTGCATCCGCTAAACTCTTCGAAAAGATTCTTTCCGAGAATGGACTCTTAGAAAAGTTCAATGCTTTGACTTCAAAGTTAAATGGGCTTTTTCTAAGAATCAAATTGGAGTTAAACAAAGATCAGATTCTTTCTGAGCCTTTGCGAGCTTCGAAAAAAATCGGAATCGAATTAAACGAAGAAACGGAACGATTGTATATCACTCCGAGTGAAATCGACGCCGAAATCGAAGCCGTGGGGGACGCCGCGTAATGGTTCTGCCTCCGACGTCAGAAGTTACCTACTCAAATTTGCTCTCCGCCGTGGAGAGCTTTTTGGAGTCTCGCCAAAGATCTTATTTCAGAAGTATTCAGAAAGAGACGATCGCCCTGAATCAGTTTATGAATAATGGGATACCTGCGTCAAAAGTTCTCGACCTTCTCGAAAAATTGATCGCGATACGAAAACATCCTAAATTTGGAAAAGAATCGTTTTGGATTTCCGCAACAGAAAACATTTCTGGTGCGTTCGCATACATGCACAAAATCGAAACCGTTTATTCGGCAGTTTGGCCTGATGCGGAAAAACGGAAAGAAGAGCAAAATCTCAAAGATCCGAAACTCGGATGGAAAGGATTCTTAGAATTTTCTAAACAGATAAGAGGTTCTCTTGAAAATGAAATAAAGAATCTTTCGATTAAAGAAGATTTCGATTCAAAAACAATAATAATTCCTAAGTGTTCCGAAAAAGTAGAGCTATTCATATTCAAATTCTTTCATGAATCAAATTCAGGATGGAAGATTATTAAAGAGGAACTCAATGCAAACAACCTTTAAAGCACAGCTTAAACTTCAATTCGAAGATCTGGAATTCAACGACTTTTCCGACGCAGTCCAAGACGAGTTTGGAGTAGTAAACATCAATACTATGACTCAATACGCAAAGCGCAGGCTCGGCGTTTCTCAAGCGACTATTGAAAAATTGAAAGAGGATCGGAGAGGATGATGAAACGTCCTCTTACTGGACACATAAATTGTTTCTCCGAGAACGATGACGGGTTATATTGTGGACCGAGAATCGAAGAAGTTCGAGATACGATGATTCTCGGTCGCTGTAAGCATGGATACCACGGAGGTTATCCAGCCGGATTTTTGGAACGCGCAAGGTTACTTTTGGTTGGAGGGGATCAGGACGCTTCGATCTGGCACATTCCAGGAGGAAAGGCAAAAGAATATAACGGTATCCGTGGAGGTGTCTATCTGACCGGATTCGGGAAGAACGATAAAACGATGGATTTAGATCCGAAATGTAATCCTGACTTTTGTATTGATGTTCGAAAATTAGAAGAACACTTCCTTTTAAAAGAAGACGGCAGCCTAACTTTCGTTCCGTTTCCGGATCAAGATCTTTTCTATAATACAACGAAAGAAAGCTCATTCGTTCAAAACTTAAAACGCCCTAAATCAATCATTATTGATAGACCGTACGATGAGGAGAACGCAGATCGATACGTTCCGGGAAGAAGTGCGCTCCCAAATCTGAATAAACTTCTCATAGATTGCTTGAACCTTGTTGATCGAGGATCTCTCGTCGGAGTGCTGGATTATAAGTGGCCGAATCCATCTCCTTCCATTCAATTTGAAGAAGTTTCCGTTTATGCTGTCGGAACCGGAAGAGGAAGCACAGCGCGGTGGTTCACGATTTGGAGGAAACGATGATTCAAAAGTATTTTGGACGCATTTCGTTTCTCAATCGTGACCTTCTTATTTCAACAGTGTTTGTTTTTGAAGCAAAATCGATCTCCCAAGTTTATCAACTCATTCAAGTTAAATTTGAAATCACCGAAGAACAAATACTGGATTTGAAAATAACAAATCGAAAAGCGATAAAATCGCACAAAGAAAACTCTCTTAAACAATGGATGGAAAAAACAATTTAATGACTCTCACCGCAAATACAAATCAAATTACAGAACCTTCGATTCAGCTTTTTAATGACGACTGTTTTAACATTTTCCCTCAGATTCCTGACAAATCGGTAAATTTAGTTCTCTGTGACTTACCTTACGGAACAACGGATTGTAGTTGGGATAAAGTTCTTCCTTTCAAAGATCTTTGGGAACAATACAACCGGATGATCGTAGAAAATGGGGCGGTCATCCTTACCGCAAGTCAGCCTTTTACCACTGCTCTGATCAATAGTAACCCGAAAAATTTCAGATATGAACTCATTTGGTATAAAACGAAAGCGTCCGGATTTCTGAATGCGAACAAAATGCCGAATAAATCACATGAGAATATTCTGATTTTCTACAAAAAACTACCCGTCTATAACCCACAAAAATACCAGATTGATCCTAAGTTTCAGAGAAAGGGAAAATCTTATAAAAAGAATTATTCAAAACTGTTTAACGTTCGAGGACCAAAATCCGAAACCTATCAATACCTCGATCTTGGTCAAAGACATCCAGATTCCGTTCTTTGTTTTCCTTCCGAATCCGGAAAGGGAATCCATCCTACGCAAAAACCTACTGCACTCATGAATTTTTTGATCAGTTCTTATTCCAATGTTGGAGGCACTATCTTAGACAACTGCATGGGAAGCGGAACAACGGGAGTAGCCTGCATTCAAACGGATCGAAATTTCATAGGGATTGAAAAAGAAGAGGAATATTTCGGGTTAGCACAACGAAGAATAGAAATCGCTAAGAAAGTTCGCAGACTCAAAACACTTCCTTCCATTTTTTCGGAAAAGGAGAAGACAGATGAATGATTGGGAAATTGCAAAGCTGATCCTCACATATACGTTTTGGGCATCGATCGCTTGTTTCTTTTTCTTAGGAGTGGCCGTTCGGGTGGTCATCGATTATATTACGTTCTTTTCTTCCTGGTTTAGAGAAGGAGCTAACAAGATTTCTTTGCAAAAGAATGTGTTAGAAGCGATAACTTACGAAGGTGAATTCAAGGAAAGAGTAGTGGCAAAGGCGTTGCTTAGAATGGCGCGGGAGATTGACTTACTTAGGGAAAAATCCAAATGAAAATTATATCCTTTGGCTATACCGCCGCTCCTCTTCTCGCAGGAAGAAAAACAATCACGCGACGTGAATGGAAAGATGAATATGCTTTAAAATTTCGCCCCGGGGAAATTGTCCAAGCTTATGATAAGCAGGCTCGTTTCGGTGGAAAGAAAATTGGAGAGATAAGAATTTCTTGGATTATAAAGCAAAGTCCTTTGTTAATGCCGGACTCCGACTATGAAGAAGAAGGATTTGCGTGGTTAGATGAAAATCCAGAATTTATTCCTAAAAAATTCATTCTCAAGGATGGAACAAAGGATATGCAAAAGTATTTTCGTATGTGGAAAATGTTCGGAGAACCGTGTTGGGCGATCAAATTCGAGCCTGTGAAACTGTTACCCTTCGAATCGTTTTTTACATCTCGAAATTCCTCACTTACAGAAGTCACATTTTGACGAAGAGATTGTATCAATGAATCGCACAAAGATTGAGTGGACTGATGTGACTTGGAACCCAACGACTGGTTGCACGAAAATATCAAGTGGCTGTAAAAATTGCTATGCTGAATCTCTTACAAAACGTTTTGAAAAAATGTGGGGAAAGTTTTCGGAAATAAAATTGCATCCGAACCGGTTGGAATTTCCACGTACGGTAAAACGAAAACGAATATTCGTAGATTCGATGTCTGATCTTTTTCATAAAGACATTCCGTTCGAATTTATCGATCAAGTTCATTCGATCATTGCGGAATGTCCTGAAAATATTTTTCAAATCCTTACTAAAAGAATCGAGAGAGCGAAAGAATATTATGATTCCAGGAAAAGTTTCACTCTTGAAAACGTTTGGCTTGGGACTTCGATAGAAAGTCAAAACGTAGTTGAAAATAGAATTCGTCACCTTATTCAGATTCCTACCAAAGTTCGATTTCTTTCCTGCGAACCCTTACTCGAAGAAGTTGATGTTTCAATTTATTTGAACGCTTGGGGTTATATCGATTGTTTCCCAATAGATTGGGTTATTGCAGGCGGTGAATCCGGTCCGGGAGCGCGACCAGTTCAGGCGGAATGGATTCGTTCTCTTCGCGATCAGTGCGATACCGCGAGAGTTCCATTTTTCTTTAAGCAATGGGGTGGAAGAAATAAAAAAGAATCTGGAAGAAAATTGGACGGAAGAGAATGGAATGAATTTCCGAAGCAGGTTTTAAGATGATAAAGGAACGAGAAACTTTCAAATTATTTTATATGGGATTTCCCTTCTATGGTTGGTATGAAGATAACGAATTATATATTGATGGTTTCTGGTCTTTTATTCCGGGTTGGTTTCCGGTAAGTCCTTTTGGTTGGAATTTTATAATCTATGAAGGAAGCTACTTGCGTGTTCTTTTTAAATTCTTACGTGGAGACTTTGCAGATGAGTAGTCTATCACAAATTTGGACTTTAAAATCAAAAGCTGGTATTTCAGAAGAGAATTTCCGAAATCTTGTTGAATCAATTTCAGGAAAAAATTCAACAAAAAACCTTTCTAAAGTTCACTTAGAAAAAATAGCGACCGCAATTTTCAAATTACATCCTGAATTGAAAAAGAAAAATACCGCTAACCGCACCCCAAATAAATATTCGTCCATTCCGAAAAATCATTCTAAATTCAAATCGATACTAACACCTGATCAAAACGAGCTGATTAAAAATCTCGTAACAGCTCTCAATTTATCAGGAAATTATGAGAATCTTTCGACAGATTCTCTTCCAGCTAGAATGTTTAAGAAATCGTTAAACGAACTTTCCAGACATGAAGCTCAATCTGTTATCGAAGCACTCAAGGGAATGTTGATTCGCTCGAATCAAGAACAGTTTAATAAATTCCGGAAAGATATGACGCGCTCCGAAAGTGTTCTCCGGATAATGCGCCTGATTTTGGTTAAAGGGACGGGTGTTTAGGATGGAATTTGAATCTAAATTCCGACGTAATCCGAATACTTTTTCGTATTATTTCTTCGTAATATTCTTGAATTCTTCTTCTTTCGTTTTCAATATTTTGTCTATAACTGGTCTAAAAACTTTCTAAAACCCCTTCAAAATGAAGGTTTTCCCTCGATTTTCCTACGTTTCCGTTTAGACTTTCCTGGGTATTCCTTCTTTCAGTGTTAGGGGGGGATAAAAATCGCCCAAGTCCCAGTATTCACACGAATACTGAATTTTTTCATTTTCCCGACTCCCCGGTTGTATTTGATTTTACCCGCCTTACAATGGAGACGTTGCATCGCCGCAATGTATTTCCCGTATCTTCGTAATAGAAACGGAAGACGTCTCGGAAGAATTTTTTTCTCTTCCCGACTCAAACGATCCCAATAAGCAAACGG